CCGTCAAGAACGAACGCCTCTACCCCATCATCTACGTCACCGCGCTGTACGGCCTTCGACGCAGCGAGGTGCTGGGGCTGAAATGGGACAGCATCAACTTTGCGATGCAAACGCTGACCATACGGCACACCGTGGCCCGGGTCACGAAGGTCGTGGAGAAGAACAAGACGAAGAACGCATCCAGCTTCCGCAGCTTTCCCCTGACCGACGATGCGGTGCGGCTGTTCAAGATCCTGTTACAGCAGGAGCAATACTACCGCAACCACTTCGGCAAGGATTACATAGACAACGACTACGTATTCACATGGGAGGACGGGCACCCCTACTCCCCCGACTATGTAAGCCACACCTTCCATAAGCTGCTGAAAAAGTACGACCTGCCCCATATCCGGTTCCACGACCTGCGCCACACCTGAGCCAGCATGCTGCTGTCGGAGGGCTACGGCCTGAAGGACGTGCAGGAGTGGCTCGGTCACTCGGACATCAAGATGACCGCGAACATCTACGGCCATCTGGACATACGCCGCAAGCGTTCCATCGCCAACGGTTTGGAGCAAGCGCTGCCGCGTTTGAAGCCGTAAAAAACAAAAAGCGCCAAATCCTTTCGGATTTGACGCTCCTGCTGACCTTGACAGCCATCTTTGGTCCGAGTGGCGAGAGTCGAACTCACGGCCTCTTGAACCCCATTCAAGCGCGCTACCAAACTGCGCTACACCCGGTCAACCGGACTGTCTCGAACCAGCTTTATTATTATAGCGGATTTGAAGGAGAATGTCAACAGGATTTTGCAAAAAATATAATTTTTGCATTTTTCCGCGAAAAGCGCTGCATAAATCCGGCATAAATCCGACGGCGGATGCTTGACTTTCCCGCGCAGGTGCGCTATACTTAATATCCTACCATAATAGCAAAGGAGGTGTGCCCCATGGCAGAGGACAAGAGTGCAAAAAAAATGATTGCCGTCAACCGTGAGGTGCGCCACGAATACTTTGTCATCGAGGCACTGGAAACAGGCATCGAGCTGGTAGGCACCGAGGTCAAGAGCCTGCGTGCCGGAGGGGTCAACCTGAAGGATTCCTGGGCAGACATCGATGACGGCGAGCTGATTGCCAAGGGCATCCACATCAGCCCCTATGAGCAGGGCAACATCTTCAACAAGGACCCGCGCCGTCCGCGGCGTTTGCTGGCACACAAGGCGGAGATCCGCCGTCTGGGGCAGCAGATCAAGCTGCAGGGCTACACGCTGGTGCCGCTCTCCCTTTACTTTAAAAAGGGGCGCGTCAAGCTGGAGTTGGGCCTGTGCAAGGGCAAAAAGCTGTATGACAAGCGTGCGTCTGCTGCGGCGCGCGACGCCAGGCGCGACATTGACCGCGCACTCAAAACGCAGCGATAAGTTGTTTCTACTTCACTTTCCCGGTGGGCTTGCCTGCCGAATAAACGGGGCTGTAATGGTTTCGACGGGGAGAGAGAGGCGTGAGCAGCGGGCCGTGGCGGTGACCCACGATAAAAGCGCCAACTTAAATTAACTGACAACAATTATCCTGTTGCCGTAGCTGCCTAATTAGGCGCTGCCGTCCTGCCCGTGTTAGTACCGCATGGGGTCAGGGCGTCGATTAGGTACTGAACGTGAACGGGCTTAAGCTTTGCGGCCCGGCATGAACTTATGAAGCTACCAAGGTGTAGTGCGTGTGTGCTCACCCGCACCAAGGGAAATTTAATAAACACACTGCGCCCGGAGATACTCTAACTGATTTCTTTTCGGACACGGGTTCGACTCCCGTCAGCTCCACCATATTGTCCAAATCCGAACTCAATCTTCTTTGTGAAGCGTTGTTTCGGATTTGTTTTTGTTTTAGAGGATGTGGATCAGTCCACATCCTCTTTTTTCGGCGCATCGTAAGTAAACGCCTGTTTAGCATTCCAGATGCCAACCGTGGTCGGGTCGCTCCCGCCAACCCGCGGGCCGCATATATGCGGCCCCTACGACGCAGCAAAAAACAAAAAGCCGCTTACCTCAAACGAGATAAGCGGCTTTTGGCAGGACTTTGCGCACAGCGTCCGAACACTTCACCACACGCAGCATCGTTGATTTCTTGCATCCGCACGACCACCTTACCATTATCGGTATAATTAAATGCAATGTCAAAGTGATCGTCGTACAAATAGATGGCGTTGACAAATGTCTTAATCAGCCGCTTTTGGCTATCACGGTCTGCCATATCCAGCGCGGCTATCTCTTGTAGGAAAAACAGAATCATATCCCGTGTGAGCTTAAAGCCCCCAGCCAGTCCCGCCTCAGCGCGGGCTGCACTGAGGGCTTGTTTTTGGTCTGTCAGTTCATCCATGCGGGCTTTTGTCATCTCATTGATGATGCCCATTTCGATGGCTTTCATCACATTGGAGAGCGCCCTATCCACATCGGCTATCTGCTTATCTAGTGCCTTGATGGTATCGCCGGATGTATCGCTACGCTCATAGGCAGCCCATACCTGATCGGCGATGTTTTCCAGTGTAGCCGGATTTTCTAGCAGTTTGCCGATTGACCTCAGCACCAGTGACTCAATGACATCTTGCCGCACCGGCTTTTTGTCACAGCTCTTTTTCTTTTTTCGATTCCAGCAGGTATAGTAGTTGTGCTTTGTGCCGTTGCGCCCGTGGCCGCTCTCCCCTACCATCATCGCGCCACAGTGGCCGCAGAACAGCTTATCGGTCAGCAGATACTCAGTCTTAGACCATACCCGCGCCGGGGCGCGGCGGTTTACCTTGAGCATTTCCTGCACTTTGTCGAATGTGGCGTGGTCGATCAGTGCAGGCATACCGCCCTCATTGCGGATGTCGTGGAAGATGTACACGCCGGTGTACTTCTCATTTTTCAGCAAGCGGTGCAGGCTGTTGACGGTGAACTCGCCGCCGCGCGTCGTTCTGACCCCCTGCGCGTTGAGCCATGCAACGATTTCCGAGATGGTTTCGCCGTTGGCGTACCGCTTGAAAACCTCTGTCACAAACGGGGCGGTTTGGGGGTCAACCTCATATCGTTTTGTGTCGGGATTGACATTGTACCCGATAATCTTGCATCCGCCAACGGTTTGGGATTTCTTGGCACTCTCGCGCTGGCCTCGGCGCACATTCTGCGCCAGTTGGAGCGAGTAGTATTCTGCCATGCCTTCAAGCACAGAATCCAAAATAACGCCCTCTGGGCCGTCTGGCACATCCTCTGCAACGCGCTCCACCCTGACCCCATTCTTTTTACAGCGGTAACGGTTAAAGGCGATTTCTTCGCGGTTACGACCAAATCGGTCAATTTTCCACAATAGGATAACCCCGAATTGATGCGTTGCGGTATCGGACAGCATCCTTTGAAATTCTTCTCGGTCATCGTTGCGCCCGGTCATTGCCCGATCGGCATAGATATGGATGATTGTGTAGCCATGCTGTTCTGCATACTTCTGCGCTGCGGCAATCTGCCCCTCGATAGATTGCTCGGTCTGACCGTGGGACGAATACCGCGCGTAAACGACGGCGATTTTATCAACTGAACTCAAACTATCACCCCCTTATTTAACGAAAACGGCCTCAAATTTGCGTTTAATGGCTGTAAAACCAAATTGTTATAAGAATAACGCCGAGAATGACCGCCACCAAAATGGCGCATCCCTCGTTTGTGTTCAGTTTATTATATTGGGCATTGAGGTCATCCTGCGTGGTAAAGTCAAAGCTGTATCCGCAATTCTCGCAGTACGCGATGTTACGGCGATGAATCTTTGTATCACCAGATGCGAGACTAATGCCCGAGACGGTCGTTGCGCCGCCTGTCGACGTCGTACCGTTCACTACATGCTTAAACCGCACCTTGGGGCTGCTGCACATTGGGCAGACCCTCTTTGATGGCTGGGTCTGTTTGACCTTATTCTTTTGCGCGTGATAGCCGAGAGCGCACAGCAACGCAATGACAAATGCGATGATGAGTGCCGCAAATCCTAAAAGCATATACAGACCGATTGTCAAAATCAATGTAATAAAAGCCATCATGTTAAATCCCCTCCGGGCCATAGTCTGGCAAGCCCCGACAGATACCTACAGCCACACCTTCGATGCGCAAATCGTTTATTTCTTCTTTCGTGTAGGTCATCGGCGTAAACCGAGGGTTTTCTGGCTGTAAAATCACAGTGTCATCATGCCGGTAAAAATGTTTAAGCGTTGCTTCATCGTCAATCAGCACCGCCGCTATCTGCCCGTTTTCGACGTTAGGCTGAGAGCGGATGCAGACCAAATCGCCGTCTTGAATTGTCGGGGACATCGAATCACCCTTGCATACTAAAGCAAAGTCGGCTTTCCATAGCGAAGATACACCTATATATCGTTCTATGTTTTCTTGTGCCAGAATCGGAGTGCCGCAGGCAATATTACCAATCACGGGAATGGCCTTTGTATCGGGTAACGGGATGAACCCTTTAGGGACGGCTTTGCCTTTTGTGGCCTCATGTGCCGCGTCGCGCTCCATCGCCTGCCAATCCTCCCACACGAGGCGACTGTTACCATGATGTTTTTCCGTCAATTCATTAAGGATCGCATTAGGAATAGTGTCAAGCCGATTATCTGGGTCATCATCCCAATTATAATCATCTGTCGTCCACCCGATTAAATACTCTGGCGTGGTTTTTAATGCATGGGCAAGTGCAACTATTTTACTGTGATAGGGGTCAATTTTGCCCGCTTCAATCTTTGCAATGGTTGAGCGCGTTCCATATCCGACTGTTTCAGCAAGTTCAGCCTGCGAAATGCCGAGACGCTTCCTGCACAACTTAATTCTATCACCTATGGAATCCATAAAAACCTCCATATAGCGTAATGTATAAAGTTTTCTTTATATAATATCTTACTACATAAGTGACTAAAAATCAAGTTTTTTTTACTTTTTTAAAAAAAGATGTTGACAAATAATCACCCTAGTGTTATGATGCGTGTAGTGATAAATAATCACGTTCCGAATAGAGAGGAGGTTTGATAAAATGTTCAACGGTTTACTTCTTGAAATGGTAATCACCCGTTCGCAAATTTCAAAGCGTGATCTTGCAAAAAAGCTCGGCATATCGGAGCAGGGGCTTTATAACAAGCTGAACGGCATTAGCGAGTTCAAGGCAAGCGAGATTCGCACCCTGACCGAAGAGCTGTCTCTGTCCGCGCAGGAACGAGAAGATATTTTTTTTGCAAAAGGGTGATTATTTATCACTGTTTGGAATGAGAGGTGCAGCATGGAAAGCATCACAATCGACTTCGATAGGATTCCAGATAAAGAAAAGCGAGTTCTGGGCGACACGCTCTTTACGGCCTGCAAGGCGTTCTACGAAAATCCTGACAACCTCGCCCGGTACAACGCATGGAAAGCAAAGAGGGAGTCTGCTCATGTATAAGATTGTGAACCTCGCGGGGCGCATATCGCTTTTCTTCGTGATTCAGGTCGCTATGTACTACGCCATGTTTGACCCGCTTCTCCGTATCTGCTTTGATTTCCCCATCAACCCATTGATGTTCAGCGCGTCGTGGGCGCTCCTGATTGTCGCCGCCATCATCGACGCTACCATTCTCCCCGTTTTCAATTACGACAAGGGCACCGATGCCCACGTCAAATAAATTTTGGAGGTAACACACCATGATCGAACTGAAAGTAACCGTTGACGCTCCCGAACTGAGCGCCGCCATCAACCATCTGGCCGAGGCCATCGAAAGCAAGGGCACTGACGTCCCCGCCGCTCCGGCAAAAAACTCCCGCAGCAAGAAAGCTGCTGCCAAAACTGCCCCGGACGCACCTGCGGCTTCTGCTCCTGCCCCGTCTGAGCCTGTCACTCCCCCGACCCCCGTTGAACAGCCGCCTGTGGCCATGCCTCAGCCCGCACCCGTGCAGACCACCGTCGCTGCCCCGGCACAGCAGCCTGCTCCTGCCGCCCCCGTAGCCGCGCCTATGATGCCCCAGCCCGTTGCAACGGCTACTCCCGTGATGACCCCGCCTGCTGCTCCTGTGGCCCAGCAGTTCATCCCTCAGCCTACCGCTGCACCTGCTCCCGCTCCCGTCGCTCCGGCACAGCCTCAGCAGAGTAGCGTCACCCTTGAGCAGATCATCAACGCCGCTATGCCGCTGATGAACAGCAACCCCGCATTTGCTATGCAGTTGCAGGGCATCCTCGCAAAATACGGCGTTCAGGCCGTCACGCAGATTCCTAAGGAGTTTCTGCCCAATGTGGCTGCTGATCTCGCCGCCCTCGGCGCAAAGTTTTAAGGGTGCTGAGATGACGGCGTGGGAATATGACGCCATGCAGGCGTTGCTAACTCGTAAGGCCCAGAACAACCCACACCGCGGAAAACGCGCCGAGGGGTATATGGATGGGATTCTCGCGGCGAAAAGTGTTCTTCACGCTTTTTATCAACAGCAAGAAAAGGAGAAAGCAAATGGCAAGCCCTGAGATTCATGCCAAGTGTGGCGCATCCAATGCGCACCGCTATCTGGTCTGTACCGCGTCGCCCACGTTTGAGGCGCAATTCCCAGCCAGTACGAGCGTCTATGCCGAGGAGGGTACACTGGCGCACAGCATTTGTGAACTGTTCGTCAAAACTCGCGGCGACGTGGACGCGATGGCTGAGGAACTGCGCCCCCTGCAGCGGAACAAGCTCTATCAGCCCGAAATGCTGACCTGCGCCAAGGTCTACTGCGACTGGATTATGGAAAAGGCGCTGGGCTACACCAATCCTCCGGCAATTATGACGGAGCAGCAGGTAGACTTTTCCGATGTTGTGCCGGAGGGTTTCGGTACTTGTGATTGCGTGATGATTGGCGATGACACGCTGAACATTTTTGACTACAAACACGGCAAGGGTGTCCGTGTGGATGCCGTGGGCAATCCGCAGATGCGGCTTTACGCCCTCGGTGCTCTTGCGAAGTACCGCCCCCTGTACGGCGACACCATCAAAAAGGTGCGCATGACTATCATCCAGCCCCGAATCAGTGCCGACCCGTCTGAGGATGAGATGACCGTGGATGACCTGTTGGCATGGGGCACTGAAATCCATCCCCTCGCTGTGGAGGCGTTCAACGGCCCCGGCGTATTTGTTCCCGGCGAGCACTGCAAGTTCTGCCGGGGCAAGGCAAAATGCCGCGCCCGTGCCAATATCAACACGGCTCTGGAAGATTTCGCCGCCTGCGTACCTATGGGCCGGATTCCCGCCGATGAACCGAAAGACAACATCACGCGCCGCGCGATGGGTTTGCAAAAAGCGCTGACCGATGATGAAATCGGTCAACTGCTGACACGCGGTCAGTTTTTGGTGAGCTGGTATGACGATCTCAAAGCCTATGCACAGCAGACCATTCTCGACGGCGGCGAAATCCCCGGCTGGAAAGTAGTTGCGGGCCGCAGTGTCCGCGCGTTCCATGACTCCGATGCCGCGTTCCAAACGCTTGTCAAGGCGGGCTACGATGAGGCCATGCTGTATGATCGCAAGCCTGTTTCCCTGTCCGAACTGGAAAAGCGGCTCGGCAAGAAAAAGTTTGCCGAACTGCTGGCCGACCAGATTGACCGCCCGATGGGCAAGCCGACGTTAGTTGACGAATCTGACAAGCGCGAACCGTACAACAGCGCTGCCGCTGATTTTGGAGGGGTTTAACCAATGTTCGACGATTACGACCATATCACAATCAGCTATCACCATCGGGACGATGGCTGGTTTGAGATGGAGCTATATCTGCCACTATTGGTTGACTGCCCCAAAAATAAGATGCCCGCTATCCTCTCCCAATTCATTAAAGATGAAAAGTGCGAGGATAAGGCCAAAAAGCTACTGGCCTATTGGGAGCGGCAGCGCGATAAGTACGAGCGTAATCGTAAGGACGCGGCAAATGCCTATGTGAACATCTCTACCGAGGTGTCAGATCTGCAAACCGTCATCCGTACTAAAAAGCATCCTGTCGGCACTCGGCTATCTAATACCGAATTGCAGGATGCTAAAAAACAACTTGCAAGCAAAAAGGCTCTTAAAAAGCGCACCTACGATACTTTGAAATTCAGCTATAACCGCAAAACACGGCTGGACTTCTTTATCGAGATGCTGAAATGTCACCCCAAATTACAATGGGTTTTCAATTCTGAGGAGGTACAGAAATGAAAGTTGAGAAAAATAGCCCTCTGGCCCAAATGCTCTTGAAACTGGCCGCTGAGCATGACCCGAAACTGCGCGAGGCTATCCGCAACGGCGAGGTTGAGGGCGTGAACATTATCGCTGTCGGCGGCGCACCCGATGGCGAAGTCAAAGAACTACTGGAATCTCTCGCCAAAGACGAGGATGACTGCAAGAATTGCGAAAACCGTGATGGGTGCGAGGATGCCAAGGCAGCTACACCTTGCGATGATGCTGAGGATGCAGATGATGGCATCAGCATCATTGACGAAATTCGCAGTATCGCCGATGACCCGGACATTCCTGAGAGCATCGCGGCCCCGGCCCGCGTTGTTTTGGCGGCTGCTGAACTCATGGACATCTTGAATCCCGTCCCGCGCATGGTTTCTCCGAAACGGATGCGCCCGTACACTGCCCGCCGTGCGGCAATGCTTGCCGATGTCAGCGCCGCCATCCGCCGCGCTCAGACCGACATCCTCGATGCTATGCACCGCTACCCCGAATTTGCCGAAATCACCGATGCCTATTTCGATGATAGCGACGAAGAAAATACAACTGAAACCGAATAAGAAAGGAAATGTGTCATGTATAACAACGATGCACAGAGATGTTTGACCGGCGAAGTTCGCCTGTCCTATGTCAGCCTCGACAAGCCCCGTCAGCCGCAGGGCGGCGTGGGCGATGCCAAGTACAGCGCCACGCTGTTGATTCCTAAGACCGACACCGCCACTATCGCCGACTTCCGCAGTGCCATTCAGGCGGCGGCTCAGATCGGCGCGGGGACGCTGTGGGGCGGTATCATCCCGCCGAATTTGGATTCCATCATCCACGACGGCGATGGTGTGCGCCCCAGCGGCATCCCGTTCGGCGATGAATGCCACGGCTGCTGGGTCATCACCGCCAGCACCAAAAACAAGCCGCAGGTCGTCGGGCAGGACAACATCAACGTCGAGCTGGCCCCGCAGGACATCTACAGCGGTATGTACGCCCGTGTGACCGTCCGATTCTATCCCTTTAATACTGCTGGCAAGCGCGGCGTTGGTTGCGGGCTGGGCAATGTGATGAAAACCCGTGACGGTGAGCCGCTGTCTGGCGGTGCATCTGCCGCATCTGATTTCGCCGGTATCGGCAATGCCGTGGCTCCCGCTGCTGCTCCTATGCAGCAGGGCTGGCCGCAGGCAAATCCTATGCCGACTGCAGCTCCGGCTGCGCCCGCGTACCAGCAGCCTTACTCCGCGCCTGCCGCGAACCCGGCACCGTGGAACGGCGCTACACAGATGTATGCTTCTGGCGGCGCTGTGAATCCGCTGACCGGGAATCCGATGTAACACTTCCCCGTAGGGTACTTGATGCCCTATTTGACCCAGCTACCACGCTTTTCGGCAGGGTACTGGTAATTAAATAGCCATCCACCTCTTTCTATACCGGGAGGGGCTACGGCCCCTCCTCTCATATACTCGGATAGCTCAATGGTAGAGCAAGCGCGCAATGTTGGTTCAACTCCAGCTCCGGGGCAGAAATCAAGAGGAAATCCAAGCCCGTACATAAAGGAAAGGAACCTACAAATGAGCTTTGCAACTTTGCGTAAAACCGTCTGCACCGATATTGACATCGGCACTGCCCTAAAAGAAATCACATCCAATCCGCACATTGGCGATGTGCTGGCCTTTGACTTGCTGGATGGCCGTCGCATTGAGTGCACCGTCACTGACATCGACGATAAGGCCATCCGCTTTGATTCCGTGGATTGCCTCGGTGACGACATGGCCTATGGTAAGGTCGAAAAATGGCTTGACCGCATCAATCATCTGCTACCCGATGAACTGCGCAAGGCTATCGTCGATACCGAACGCAAGCATACTATCAACGGCAAGAAAATTAGTCGTCTTGAACGCCTGTTCCTGCCTGCCATGTCTGAACTGTTCAGCGGTGACAGTGTTCTCAGTGATGAGGATCTGTATAAGCAGATGGATTGGTACAAAGACCGTCGGCATCGCATGAAAATGTATGAACACAACGGCGATTCTACTGCCTATTGGACATCTTCTCAGCGATCCGGCAGCTCCGCCGCCTTCTGCTATGTGAGCGCCAACGGCCATGCGAGCAGCGACAACGCCTCCTTCGCGTGGCTGTCCGCGCCCGTCTGCTTCCGTATCCGTAAATCGTAATTATTCCCGCGCCCCTTATGGGTGCGGTCTATGCAGGTTCCCTTATATAAAGGAAAGGAAATGCCCAGATGAAAACCAGATTTGACAGCGCCAAGGTTTGGCGCACGAATAACGATACAGTGGTGAGCATCAAAGAACTGGAAACCTCGCACCTCATGAATATTGTGCGGATGCTCCTGCGCCGCCCTGAAACCGTCCAGACGATGCTTGTCTGTGACATTGAGCGGCAAAGCCGCAATGTTTGGAGAGCGAATGATCTTGTTGACGAAGATGCCATCGCATCTATCCACAATGCCACTTCCATGACACCCCTCGAGGTCGTCCAATGGGTACAGGGCACCCCCCTATTCACCGCCATCGTCTTTACCCTTGAAGGGCGTGGGGTCAACACCTCCGTGCTGATTGGCTCGGTTTTGGCTGAACTCGGATATGAGGAGAACGGCAATGAGTGAACTGCTACACCATCTGAGTATCGACCTTGAGACTTACAGCACCGTCAGCATTGGCGCGGCGGGGTCATACCGATATATCCTCGACCCGTCTTTTGAGATTCTGCTTTTCGCATACAGTCTCGATGGGATGCCCGTTGAGGTCATCGACGTGGCAAGCGGGCAGGTTATTCCCCTTTGGCTGAAAAATGCCCTCAAAAATCCCTTGTACATCAAACACGCCTACAACGCGGCCTTTGAATGGTTCGCTCTCAGCAAGTATCTGGGATGGCTGCCCCCCGATCAGTGGCGCGATACGATGCTCCACGCGCTCTACTGCGGCTACCCGGCATCTCTGGACGCGGCGGGCAGGGCGATGGGTCTGCCCGAGGATAAGAAAAAGTTGACGACGGGCAAGGCCCTTATCCGCTATTTCTGCGTTCCCTGCAAGCCCTCCAATGCCAACGGAAACTGCACTCGCAATCTTCCTCGGCACGACCCCGCCAAATGGGCGCTGTTCAAAGAGTACAACGGGCAGGATGTCGTCACCGAAATGGAGATTGACCGCCGCTTGTCGGCGTTCCCCGTGCCCGCCTTTGTGCAAAAGCAATGGGAAACCGACTTGATGATGAACGCGCGAGGCGTGGCCGCTGACATGGAAATGGTGAGCGGCGCTCTCGTCATCGGCGCTACGGTCAAAAGCCAGTTGATGGCCGAGGCCCGTCAGCTTTCCGGGCTGGACAACCCCAACTCCATCAAACAGTTGGCCCGATGGCTGACCGATGCTACGGACAGCGATGCCGAAATTACCAGCGTCACCAAAGAAACCGTCGCCACGATGCTGAAACAGCCTCAGCCCGCCAACGTGCAACGGATGCTCGAAATCCGGCAGGAACTCGGCAAGACCAGCACCAAAAAATATGATGCGCTGGAAACCTGCATCGCAGATGATGGTCGCGTCCGTGGTCTGCTCCAATTTTACGGAGCGAACCGCACCGGGCGCTGGGCGGGTCGTCTGGTGCAGGTGCAGAATCTCCCCCGCACCTATACCCACCCCCTGCCCCCGGCGCGTCAGCTCGTCAAAGATCGCAATATTGACGGTCTGCGGCTGATGTACGGTAGCATCAATGATACGCTGTCGCAGCTTATCCGCACAGCCTTTGTAGCGACCCCCGGCAATGTTCTGATCGATGCCGACTTCTCGGCCATTGAGGCCCGCGTCATTTCGTGGCTGGCGGGGCAGGAATGGCGGCTTGAAGTTTTCCGCACCCACGGCAAAATCTATGAAGCGTCGGCATCGCAGATGTTCCATGTGCCCATCGAAAAAATCAAAAAGGGCAACCCCGAATACGCTCTGCGGCAGCGCGGCAAAGTTGCTGAACTGGCCCTCGGTTATCAGGGCGGTGTCAGTGCGATGCGCCGCATGGACACAGGACACAACCTTGATGACCTCTCCGATGATGAAGTCAAGGGCATTGTTGATAGATGGCGCGAAACAAACTCGATGATACGCGATTTGTGGAACATCGTTGATTCTGCCGCCGTCACCGTCATCACTAACGGCGGCGCACAGACCATCCGCTCCGAAACTACCGATGCCGTAATCACTCTGGCCTGTGAACTGGATGTCATCACCGGCACTCGGTACATGACGATTCTGCTGCCATCCGGGCGCAAGCTGTACTACCCGTCCCCCGAAATCGGCGTAAACCGCTGGGGCAATCCCTCGGTCAGCTATATGGGTCAGAATCAGACGACCAAACGATGGGAGAGGGTTGAAACCTACGGCGGCAAGCTCGTGGAGAACATCGTGCAGGCCATCGCCCGTGATTGTCTGGCAATCGCCATTGAGAATCTGGAGGCGCAAGGGCTACACGTTGTATTCCACATCCATGATGAAGTTGTCATCGACACTCCCGCATGGGCCGATGAGGACACGATGCTGGAAACCGTCACCAAAATAATGACAAAGCCCATCCCGTGGGCGCAGATGCTCCCCCTCAACGCGGATGGCTGGGTCGATAAATACTTCAAAAAGGACTGATTGCCGTATGAAAGCGTTAATTCATCTTGACCAGAACGGCAAAAAGGTCATGGAACGGCGCGTCCATGAGGCCGTTATGAAAGAACGCGCCGACATCAGCACCCGCGCTCAGTACGTTTGGGCGCTGTCCATGCTCCAATGTGGTCTTTCCCCGCGAACCGTCCAGCGTGTCGTCAATCATTTTGATGCCGTCGTGGACAAGTACATGGAATACCAGACCGAGGATTTAGGCGACCTGTTCATGCGCTCGATGCTTCACGATTCGGGCGTCGAGGTCAAGGCGACAAGCCGAGAAAGGAAACGTAAAAGAAGATGAGCAAGGTACAAATCACCGCCTTTACCGGCGAATACCACTTTTTGAGCAACTACTGCGCCTGCCCCGTCACTATTGATGGGTTGACTTATCGGAGTGCTGAGGCGGCTTTTCAGGCGGCAAAATGCAATGTCCCGATTGACCGCGCGGCGTTCTGCACTGTCCCGCCCAATGTGGCAAAAGCCATCGGGCGCAAAATCAAACTGCGCAAGGGATGGGAGAAAGAGCGTGACGGCATCATGGCCGATGTCATCCATGCGAAATTTTCCCAAAATCCCGCCCTTGCACAGGCTCTTATCGACACCGGTGATGCCGAACTGATCGAGGGTAACACATGGAACGACAACTACTGGGGCGTTTGCGGATGCGCCCGCTGCCGTAGTGAGGGCACTAAAGGGCTGAATAAGCTGGGGCAGATTTTGATGGCCGAGCGCAAAGCACTGATGGCTACACACGCTGCTGTTACTGAGGAGGCTTGACGATGGTACATCTTGGCGACATTACGAAAATGAGCGGGTACACCATCCCGCCCGTGGATGTCATCACGTTCGGATCGCCGTGTCAAGACCTTTCCATCGCCGGGAAAAGGGCAGGTATGGCCGGAGAACGCTCTGGGCTGTTCTCTGAGGCTGTCCGCATCATCCGCGAAATGAGATACGCCACTTTTGGCGCGTACCCTAAATACGCTGTCTGGGAGAATGTTCCCGGCGCGTTCAGTTCAAACAAAGGAGAAGATTTCCATGCCGTCCTGCAAAGCCTCTGTCGGGTCATCGACCCCGACGCTACTATTCCTAGACCTACGGACGCACGGGGGGGATTAAATGGCCCCGCGCCGGGGCAATTCTGGCAGACCACTACTCGCTGGCGTGGCGAACTATGGATGCTCAGCACTGGGGCGTTCCCCAACGTCGCCTGCGCATCTCGCTTGTCCTCGATCTTACAGGTGGGCGTGCCGGAGAAATACTTTTTGAGCCGGAAAGCCTGCGAGGGCATTTTGCGCCGGGCATCACGCCGGGGCAAGCGGCTCCCGTCGTTGTTGGAGGATGCACTGAGGATGCAAATAGAGCGTTCACTCTGAAAATCCGCTCTGGGTGCGAGGGCGGCGGCAAGGGTGCATTGGTACAGACCGAAAAAAGCGCAACCCTCTCCACGTTGCAAGACCAGACGCTTTTTGTGGCGGAACCGTCAAAGGCATACAGTTTTGACAGTTTAGCGTCCAATTCCATGAAATCCAGCAACCCGCACAGCGGGTGCCGCGAGGTTGAAATCGCAAAGACCCTTGACACCTCACCGCCTGACCCCGCAAAGAATCAGGGCGGCATCGCTATTGTCGAACCGACATTCTGTATTCAGGGCAACACGATTGACCGCGCAGACACGGCGGGTGCAAACAGCGCCGGTGTCAAAGAGGATGTCTGTTACACACTGAATACGATTGATCGTCCTGCCGTTGCATTCGCGCTTGACTGCCGCAATATGACTGCCAATGAAGAACTGTCCGCAACCTTGCAAGCAAAAGGCAACGGTGGACAAAGCCTCAATTACATCAATCCCGTAGCCGAGCCACTTATCTATGATGCGCGGGGCAACGGCGACGGCATCACATCCCCTACCATGACCGGCGACCACAACATCCGCGTCACCGACTATACAGCCATCACATTACAGGGCGATACCGTAGCAGGTGCGCTATTGGCCCGCGATTATAAGGGCCCCGGCAGGGCAGATTCTCTCGGTAGAGTAATCGCCCAGCCCGTAGGTGCAGACCTATATAACGGTACTCTAACAGGTGATAAGGCTGTAACTCTGACGACTGCCACCGGGCAGGGCGGAGCTAACACAGGGCCATCGGTGATTGAAAAAATCATCCGCTGGATTGTGCGGCGGCTGACCCCTACAGAGTGTGAGCGCCTGCAGGGCTATCCCGATGGGTGGACAGACCTCGGAGAGTGGATAGACAGCAGGGGCAAGGCCCATAAGGACGCTGACACGCCCCGCTATAAAGCACTGGGTAACTCCATCGCCTTGCCGCAGTGGTACTACGTTCTCGGCGGCATCTCTGATCGTCTGCCAGAAGATGCTACCCTTGGCAGTTTGTTTGATGGCATCGGCGGTTTCCCGTATGTGTGGGCACAGCTACACGCTGGGCGCAAAGAGTTATGCGTTTGGGCCTCGGAGATTGAGGAGTTTCCCATCGCGGTTACGAAGAAATGGTTCCCGGAGGTAGAGGATGGAAAATTATTCTGATTTCGTTGTTCACAAGTCGGAGCGGGCAGTACATACCGACAGCATCGTTCTAACCGTGGACGATCTCAACGACAAGCTGTACGACTTTCAAAAAGACATCGTGCGGTGGGCGTTGGCAAAGGGCCGTGCCGCTATTTTTGCCGATTGTGGCCTTGGCAAGACCGCGATGCAGCTTGAATGGGCGCATCGGGTGTGTGTGCATACAGGTGGAAATGCCCTCATTGTGGCGCCGCTGACCGTTTCCCCTCAGACCGTGGGCGAAGGCTTGAAATTCGGAGTGCCTGTCACCCTCTGCGAAACCGCCGACGATATTCAGCCCGGTGTGAACATTACCAACTATGAAAAGCTGGACAAATTCGCCGGGGTGCATTTCTCTGCCGTAGTGCTGGATGAATCCAGCATCCTGAAATCCTTTACGGGCAAGGTGCGCAATCAGATCATCGACTTTTTCTCGGATACACCGTTCAGGCTGGCCTGCACCGCCACCCCCGCACCTAATGACTTTATGGAGCTTGGCAATCACGCGGAATTTTTGGGCATCATGTCCTACTCTGAGATGCTGTCCATGTTCTTTGTCCATGACGGCGGGCAGACCTCCAAATGGCGGCTCAAAGGTCACGCTGAGGATGTTTTCTGGCAATGGCTGGGTAGTTGGGCTGTGGTTATGAACAGCCCCGCAGACCTCGGCTATGATCTGCCGGGGTACGACCTCCCGCCGCTGAGGGTGCATGAGGTCATCGTGGACGGAGATGCACCGATTACCGAGAGCATGACGCTGACGCAGCGGCGCGAGGCTAGACGGGCTACACTCGCAGAACGATGCCAAGCGGCGGCCGATCTGGTGAATGGCGACCCCGGCGAACAGTGGCTCGTGTGGTGCGACCTCAATTCGGAGAGTGAAGCACTGGCGCACGGCATCCCCGATGCAGTAGAGGTCAAGGGCAGCGATAAGGCATCGCTGAAAAGCTCTCGCCTGCTTAGTTTTTCAATGGGTTTTAGCCGGGCGCTTGTCACAAAGCCCTCTATCGCCGGATTCGGCATGAACTGGCAGAACTGCCACAAGATGATTTTTGTCGGTTTGTCCGACAGTTATGAGCAATATTATCAGGCCGTGCGGCGCTGCTGGCGTTTTGGGCAGTCTGTGCCGGTGGACGTGTACATCGTTATCAGTGCCCGCGAGGGCGCGGTCAAGGCCAATATTGAGCGTAAGCAGACCGATTGCGATAAGATGCGGGCGGCGATGGGCGAACAGACCCGCGAAATCGTCAAAAAGCATTTGCAAAGCACCTGCCGCCTGACAACGCCCTATGAACCGCAAACGACTATGACACTGCCTGCATGGGAGGAATTTAGACATGAATGTGCTTAACCAGTTGATCGACAGCGCACAGCGCTGGGCAATGTATCAGGGGGATTGCGTGGAAACCCTGCGCGGCATCCCCGATAACAGCGTCCACTACTCCATCTTTTCCCCGCCGTTCGCCAGCCTGTACACCTACTCCAACAGTGACCGGGATATGGGCAACAGCAGCGACGGCGCGGAGTTCGCACAGCATTTCGGCTACCTCGTGGCGGAGCTGTACCGGGTCATCATGCCGGGGCGGCTGGTATCTATCCACTGCATGAATCTGCCCGCCATGAAATCCCGTGACGGCTTTATCGGCATCAAGGATTTTCGCGGTGACATTATCCGCGAGATGACCGAGTATGGGTTCATCTTCCATTCGGAGGTGTGCATCTGGAAAAACCCGGTCACGGAGATGCAGCGCACGAAAGCCCTCGGCTTGCTACACAAGCAGATCCGCAAGGATTCTGCGATGTCGAGGCAGGGGCTGCCTGATTATGTGGTGACATTCCGCAAGCCCGGTGAAAACCCTGAGCCTATCCCCCACGACCATGAATCGTTCCCGGTGGATGTGTGGCAGAAATACGCATCACCGGTCTGGATGGATGTGCGGCAGTCCAACACCTTGCAGCGCAAGAGCGCCCGCGATGAAAAGGATGAAAAGCACATCTGCCCGTTGCAGTTGGATGTAATCGAGCGGTGCATCGACCTGTGGACGAATCCCGGCGACATCGTGCTTGATCCGTTTGCGGGTATCGGTTCTGTGCCCTATCAGGCTGTTCTCATGGGTCGTCGTGGGCTAGGCATCGAACTGAAAGATAGCTACTACGCACAGGCCGTGAAAAACCTTGAGGGCGCGGCTAGTGAGGCCGACAGCCATGAAATCAACACCAATGTGCGCCTGCGCTGCCCCGTGTGCGGCATCAAGGTTGACGGCAAAATCTGCCCGCTGTGCGGTAAGGATTTGATGGCAAAGGAGGAGTAAAGCATGGAACGGACGACAAACTCTGCGGATGCCCGCCGCGCGGCGGACTATCTGTCCAGATATTGTAACGAAAACGGAACAGACGTTTGCAAGGGATGCTTTGCCCGTGAGGATAGCGGGTTTTGCATTTTATGCGAAAGTTCACCTAATAATTGGGAGTTACCCTCAATCTGGTCTGCACAGGACATCGCGCTCGCAAAGGCCATGATGCCGTTTGCAAAAACCATCGTCTGGCCCGTTGAGGCGAATCCTAATCCGAATCACCGCTATTTTAAGGGCGATGGCCAGCGCACTATTCCCCTGCCGACAGGCGCATTTAATAATCTGCGTCCCGGCGAGATTGTCAATCTCGCCGACATTGTAGGAGGTGAAGCCGATGCCCGATGATGTTTTGGACATGATCGGCACGGCGGCAGCGCTGGAACAGTTGGCCGAGGAATCCGCTGAACTTGCTCAGGCCGCGCTCAAGATGGCCCGCAAGCTGCGCGGTGAAAACCCTACTCCGAAATCCCGCGCAGACTGCATCGCCAATCTGCAAGAGGAAATCGCGGATGTGGAGCTGTGCATCAGTATTTTACCCGCCGCGCTGCATGACCCCGCCGAGGTCGGCAAGACGATGGCCGCAAAGCATCGGCGGTGGAACGAACGGCTACACGACGAAAAGCTCTGGGAGGTGAGCAACCATGAGGATTGACATTCGGGACAGTAAATACTCCATCATCTACAACGAAAAGACCGGTACAGTTGAGGATGTCTTGTGGTGCAATGAAAGCGCCGAGGATTTGAAAAACATCAATGTCGTAGCTGATATGGCCCGTGAACTGGCCGTGTATCGGCAGGCAGGCACGGCCATGATTGCCGGGGCGCAGCGCCTCGCATACAGTCGTGGCCCGGAGAAATACTCTTTTTCTGTACCGAGTGAGAAACACAGGCATCTGCACACCGTTGACCGCACTGACGCTGTTGCCCTGCTCATGCAGGCGGGTTCTCTCGCTCTGGGTGAAATGGATGCCCTGCGCGAGTGCAAGGCCAAGACTGCCGCCGCCAACCTGTACCGCGCCATGATTGGCTTTTGAGGTGCGCCGCCATGATGCACTTGAAAATCACCGATGAAATCCGGGAGCGCTGTCTGCGCGAGGCGGCGCATGATGCCCACATCAATGATCGCATCGTTACCTCTACCCCTCAGACCCTTGCCGAGCGTGGCATGACGATGCTCGGCAGTACCCGCTCCACCCCGCGCATCCGTTCCTACCTCTACTGTGACGCTGTGGATGCCTGTTTCTACTACGCCGGGGCGGTGCCCAGCGTCGTCGTGACCGCCCGCTGGACGGCTGACAGCCCATACATCGCCGAGGGTTCTAAAAAGCCGCAAATCGCCGCTGAGGTCGTGCGCCGCATGATGACCGCGATGGATAAGGCGATGAAAGCCGAAAAAGACCGCCAATGGGCGGCATATATGGAGGAGCTAAAACTGAAATGAGCCATCCGACCACATACGCCGTTGACTTTGACGGCACCCTCTGCGAAAACGCCTACCCTGAAATCGGCGCACCCAATTTGCCCCTGATCGACAAGCTCATATCTCGCCGCCGCCTCGGTGCAAAGGTCATTCTGTGGACGTGCCGGGAGGGTGAGTTGCTGACCCGCGCCGTGGAGTTTTGCCGCTGTTACGGGCTGGAATTTGACGCAGTGAACGACAACACCGAGGAATTGAAACGGGCATACGGCACCAACCCGCGTAAAATCGGCGCTGATTACTACATTGACGATAAGGCTATGCCGCCTGATCTGTTTGTATCTTAGGAGGAGTTAAAAATGGTTATTCTGACATCTATCGCAAAAGTTCTCATGGGGCTTTTTGTCATCGCTTTAGTTCTGGCGTTTATCACTACCATCTTCCTGCTGGGAGCTATTGTGGCAACACTCGGAACAGCTACACAGCCGTTATTCGGGAGAGATCAGGAGGATGACGAGCCGGAGATGGTGAATCACCCTGACCACTACAACCGCCCCGGTCAGAAAGAGTGCATCGTCGAGATGGAGGAGAAGTTCGGGACGAAATATGTGCAGCATTTTTGCCTGTTGAGCCGCTACAAATACTTATACCGCTGCGGGCTGAAAGACGGCACAACGCAGGAATTGTCAAAAGCCGACTGGTATCGAGATAAGTTTCTTTCGCTGGGCGGTGACAGTGATTTGCTGAATATCTTACCTGATAACGCAAAAGCATCAGCATACCGCCGCATGGGCGGCAACGCCTGCATCAAAAAGGAGGCCACGAGCCATGAATGTTGAACTGATTGCCTATTCCTCCCCGATGCCGTATCAGTGCGGCACGGCCTGCTACTTCAACACCGTATATAACCCCATGCACATCATTGAGCAAGCCGCGAGTGTGTGCTATGACAGTGGGCCTGATTTTGTCAAATTCAAAATCGCCAAGGGGTGCGCTAAGACTGGGCATCTAAGTGTATATGAGCACGCCTATTTCACATTCCATGTTAAGGGTATCAGCCGCGCCTGCCTTGCTCAGTTGACCCGGCATCGGCATTTCAGCTTTTCCGTGCGCAGTCAGCGGTATTGCAACGAAAGCCGCTCCGAGCCGGTGTTCCCCGCATCCACCGATGAAGATCAGGACGGCATCATTGCCGATGCTTACGATTACGCATGGGATGCCTATGACCGCTTGATTGAGAACGGCGTGGCAAAGGAGGACGCGCGGATGGTTCTGCCCAATGGCGCACCCACTGAGCTGTACATTTCTGCAAATGCGCGGGCGCTGATTGAGGCCAGTCACCTACGGCTTTGTTCCCGCGCACAGCAAGAAATCCGCAATATGTTTGATTTGATGAAGAAAGAAATTGCCCCCCTGTCCCCTGAAATCGCGGGCATGATGGTTCCGCAGTGTGAAACCAATCCCAAATACCAATTCTGCACTGAGGGCAAATCCTGCGGCAGACATCCCCGGCTGCAGGACGTACTGGCAACAACTACACTGAAACAACTTGAGGAGGCTGACGAAAAATGAAATGTCTGTATAAAGTACCATTCAGCGGCTTTTTTATGGCCTATGCCGAATCTGCCGAGGAGGCAAAGAAAATGTCCCCCGATGACGGCGAGGTTATCTATTCTGAGCAATCCACGGGCGAGATCGAGGCTTGCCCCGATGGCGTGTCCATCCCGATTGACGACCATCATAGCATGTTTATTAACCCGCCAGACGATGAATTTGACGAGGGCATTTCCGAGGATTGGGAGGATGAGCTGTGAACACTGATATTGTTTGGGGCGGTCTGCTGGTGCTGGGTACTGTCTGCGCTACGATTCAGCACTACATCACCAAAAAGAGTGCGGAATCTGAAATCGCATCCCTGAAAACGCGCCTTGAGTTCGCCAAGCAGGAAACCCGCATCTGGAAAACCACCGCATATCGCCATGCCGATGAACGAAATCACGCTGTCCGCATGGCCCAATACTGGCGCAAACAGGCTCTCAACGAGCATTTTGGTTTTGAGCCGGAAAAGGCTGCCCCGTCCCCTACTGTGGCCGAGGTCGTAAATGAGATGATGCGGTATGATGCTCTGATTCAGGCCACAGGCTGGGCGCCCGCTGACAACCCCTCAGACGGGGCGTCTGAGGGCGAAACAGTCACGACAACAAAGGTATCGGACGAAGCCGAAACCGCCACACAGAGCGCCGCTGTGGGCGCAGAGGAGGGCGACCATAGTGATTGATTTTTCTGTCGATGAACGGGCGTTCAACTCCCGCAACAATCCTTACTACAACGATAAAGGCTATGCTGACCCTACCGCCTATCAGGGCATTGAGGCGGCAGCAACCAGTGAATACCGGGCACGATTCGATGCTATCGCCGCGCTTATCCACACGGTCAAGTACATTTGCGGGCTGGCGGGGTTTGAGGTCGTAGGCCGAATCACCCTGCGGCACAAGCAGAGCGGCGACATCTACAAGTAAGGAGGAAATCTGAGATATGGCTACACCGAATGAAAAAGAGGATGCCGAGGTTTATCCCGTAGTCATCCTTGACCCGAACGGCAACGATTACACAAAGGGCATCGCGGCATGGCTGACGGCCATTGCAAAGCAGAATCCTAAAAATCTGGTGTGCATCGCCCGTAGCCCCGACCCCGAAAAGCCGGAGCAGTCCGTGTACACGCTCATGCGGTGGGAAACCAAGAGCATTGAGCTTTCCGAAATTGCCGGATACCTGACATCCGTTGCATCTGAACTGTTCAGCCGTGAACAGCCTAACAGCGAAACCCCATTATAACGATAAAGCGAGGAAAACGGTCATGCAATTCGATAGACAAATTACCATCACCACCGGCGCATCCCGAAACGATCTCAACTGGAAACCTCAGCTGATGACCGTGGCAGAGCTGTATGACCGCCTGCGGAATCCCGTCCGTTCGACGGAAACGCTCGACGCATATATGCACCTGCCGAAACCTCAGCAGGACGCATTAAAGGATGTCGGCGGGTTCGTGGGCGGCTCCCTCAACGGCGGACGGCGCAAGGCCAATGCAGTGACCGGGCGTGACCTTGTGACGCTTGACTTCGATAATATCCCCGGCTGGGGCACCGATGAAATCGTGAGCCGCGTGGATGCCATCGGATGCAGCTATGCGATCTACTCCACGCGCAAGCATTGCCCCAATAAGCCCCGCCTGCGCGTTGTAATCCCCCTTGACCGTACTGCTACCCCCGATGAGTACGAGCCTCTGGCGCGGCGGCTGGCGTGGCTGATCGGCATTGATAAGGCCGACCCTACCACATTTCAGGCGAGCCGCCTCATGTACTGGCCGAGTGCCTGCGTGGATTCGGACTATGTGTTTCGTTGCAAGGATGCGCCGCTGGCATCCGTGGCGTTCCTGCTGGGAACCTACACGGACTGGCGCAACATGGTCGAGTGGCCGCAGGTTCCCGGTGCTGCTCCGAACTACCAAAAGATGGCGCTCAAGCAGGGCGACCCGCTGACAAAGCCCGGCATCGTGGGCGCATTCTGCCGCGCATACGACATCCGCACGGCGATGGACAAGTTTCTGCCCGGCATCTATACCCCGTGCATTATGGGCAGCGAGGAGCGGTACACCTATACGGGCGGCAGCACGGCGGGCGGCGCTATCATCTACGATAACGGCAAATTCCTGTACAGCCATCACGCCACCGACCCCTGCTCTATGCAGCTTGTGAACGCATTTGACCTTGTTCGCCTGCACCTATACGGCGATAAGGACGACAGCGCCCCCGGCAACACCCCGGTCAGCAAGCTCCCGTCTTATAAGGCGATGTGCGAAATGGCGATGCAGGATAGCGCGGTGCAGGCCATCTACAACAAGGAGCAGTTTGCCCAGTTGCAGGCCGACTTTGGCGCTATCGCCCCCATTCCCGGCAGCGGGCCTCAGCAGACCCCCGGCGACAGTGACGGCGCCGAGCCTGTGCAGGGCGAGGTCATCGGCGATGACGGTCAGCAGGCCGACCCCAACGCATGGCTGGGCTATATCCAGCGCGATGAAAACGGCAAAATCAAGCAGACCATCGACAATGTTCTGCTGATCCTCAACAATGACCCCCGCCTGTGCGGGCGGTTCATGCTGAATGAGTTCAGCGGGCGCGGCGAGGTACTGTACCCCCTGCCGTGGGACAAAGACCCCGACAAATTCAAGCGGCGGGCATGGGCTGATTCGGACATCAGCGCAATGTACTGGTACATGGAAAAGGGATATAAGATCACCAAGCGCAACGCCATCGACGCGGGGCTGGACATCCATGCGGCTACACACGCATTTAACGAGGTGCAGAATTTCATCAAGGGTCTGGCGTGGGATGGAGTGCCCCGGCTGGACACCCTGTTCATCGACTACCTCGGTGCTGACGATTCCCCCTATACCCGCGCTGTCACCCGCAAGGCGTTTGTCGGTGCTGTGGCCCGCGCGATGGAACCAGGATGCAAGTTCGACAATATGCTGATTCTGTGCGGGCCGCAGGGCCTCGGCAAGTCCACGCTGCTGGACAGAATGAGCAAGGGATGGTACAACGACAGCATCCGCACGTTTGAGGGCAAAGAGGCATCCGAGCTTTTGCAGGGCGTTTGGCTGGTCGAAGTGGCAGAGCTTGATGCTTTCCGCAAGACCGATGTTTCCCGCATCAAGCAGTTTTTGAGCCTGCGCTATGACCGCTACCGCGCCGCCTATGGCCGTAATGTCAAGGAACTTCCCCGCTGCTGCGTCTTTTTCGGCACCTGCAACGTCAGTGATTTTCTGCAAGATACCACGGGCAACCGCCGTTTCTGGCCCGTGGATGTGGGACAATGCGAACCGATTCACCGTGCATGGGATCTGACCGATGACGAAATCAATCAGATTTGGGCTGAGGCAAAGATGCGCTGGATGATGGGAGAGCCGCTGTTTCTGACCGGCGATCTGGCAGACGCGGCCCGCGCACGGCAGGAAGATCACCGCGAGGCATCCGTCCGCGAGGGTCTTATCCGCGATTTTGTGGAGCGTGATGTTCCCACGAACTGGCTGGAGTGGCCGCTGGACAAGCGCCGCGACTATTGGGCTGGGGCTTGCAAGGGGCAGGACATCCCAACGATTCCCCGTGACCGCATCTGTGCCGCCGAGGTTTGGTGCGAACTTTTCAACGGTGCCCCCCGTGACATCAAGCAGGCAGACACCCGCGAAATCAATGCCGTGCTGGCAAGCACCCCCGGATGGGAGGCTAACCGGGGCATGAAGTTTGGGCCGTACAAGCAGCAGCGCGGTTATCGGAGATTCAACAGACAGGTGTAATATGTATAAAAATCAACTGACACTTTGGGCCAAAAAGCTGACACTTCCTTATATGCCAAGTGTCAGAACCGTCAGAAGTGTCAGTTAAATATGAAAAAATTGTGAACAAGAGCACTGACACAACTGACACGCAAAATACAAGTGTCAGTTAAAGTGTCAGCCTAAATTTTAACGATATATCGTTGCAATATATCTATAACTGACACTTCTGACACTAAAAATAAATAAAAATAAAAATAAGTAAAATAACGCGCGTGAGAGCGCATATACCCCCGTATTTACGGGTCTATACGCGCGTGCGCGTGTGTCAGTCAGGTGGACAAGCGCGGCGGCGATGCCGCGAAAAAGATGGGAGGTTATTAGGATGCCGGAATTGGAAAAGGTCATCGAGCGCAAGCTGCGTGACGGTGTGAAGAAATTGGGCGGCGGGGCGCAGTGCCTGAAATTTGAAAGCCCCGGCACATCTGGGGTGCCCGACAGGTTGATTTTGCTGCCGGGGGGTCGTGTCGTGTTCGCGGAGCTTAAGCAGGTGGGCAAGCGGGAGCGGATGCGGCAGACGTATGTACAGAATCAGATGCGGCGGCTGGGCTTTACTGTGTTCAGCACAGTATCGACCCCGGAACAGGTGCAGACGATTCTCAGCCATTGCGAGGAGGTCATGCGGCAAGATGGATTGTAAAGAGTTCCACCCATACCCCTATCAGCAGTTTTGCATTCAGCACATCATCGATCACCCTGCCGCTGGGCTTTTCGTGGACATGGGCATGGGCAAAACCGTGATGACGCTGACCGCGTTTAACTATCTCAAATATTATGCGTGGCAAATTCGGCGATGCCTCGTCATTGCGCCGAAGAAAGTTGCCGAGGCAACATGGCGCACCGAAATTTCAGGGTGGCAGCATTTGCGGCATCTGCGCTGCTCCGAGGTGCTGGGAACAGCTACACAACGCCGAGCGGCGATGGCAGTGGATGCCGACATCTATGTGACGAATCGGGACAATGTGCAGTGGCTCGTCAAAGAGTACGGCAAGGCGTGGCCGTTTGATATGGTCGTGCTGGATGAATCGTCATCGTTCAAAAACCATCAGGCCAAGCGGTTTAAGGCCCTGCGGTCAATGCGACCCAAAATCAAGCGCATTGTTGAATTGACCGGCACCCCCTCGCCGCATGGCTTGATGGATTTGTGGGCGCAGGTCTACTTGCTGGACGGTGGGCAGCGGCTGGGCCGCACGATCTCCGTTTACCGCGATATGTACTTTGAGCCGGACAAGCGCAGCAGGTCGCAGATATTTACTTACAAGGCCCGCCGAGGCGCGGCAGATGCCATCTATGCCGCCATCAGTGATATTTGCATCAGCCTGTCCAGCGATGACTATTTGACCCTTCCTGACCGCATCTATGATGAGATACCCGTCAAGCTGGACGCCCCTGCCGCCGCCGCGTATAAGCGTTTGGAGCGGGATGCACTGTTGCAAGTGGACGAATCGACCATCACAGCGGGCACGGCGGGAGTGCTGGCGGGCAAGCTGTTACAGCTTTGCAACGGCGCCGTGTATGATGAGGATGGCAAGGTCATACCCGTCCATGACTGCAAGCTGGCCGCGCTGGTGGAGCTGATTGAGGGTCTGCACGGTCAACACGCCTTGCTGTTCTACTGGTTTCAGCACGACCTTTCCCGCATCCTCGCCGCCCTTGAGCCACTGGGCTTGCGGGTGCGAGTATACAACGGCCCTGATGATGAACGGGCATGGAACGCGGGAGAGGTGGACATTCTGCTGGCCCATCCCGTGTCCTGCTGCTACGGCCTCAACCTGCAACACGGCGGGCATCACATCATCTGGTTTGGGCTGACGTACTCGGCGGAGGTTTATCTGCAGGCGAACAAGCGGCTACACCGACAAGGGCAGACGCATCCCGTCGTCATCCATTCGCTGGTCGTGCAGGGCGGGCAGGATGAGGATGCCATCGCAACGGTCATGGGCCGTGTCACCGAACAAAACCACCTGCTGGAATCACTAAAAGCAAAAATCATCACGGCGAAGGAGGCCGTCTGACTACGACTATGACGATGAAAGAGTTATCTCAGCTCCATTGGCTGAATTTAGAGATTGACCGTGATAAACAGCACCTTGCAGAGCTTGAGGCCCGCGCCACATCCCCCGGCGGGCCGAATATGTCCGGGATGCCCGGTGGCGGCGGTGCGGGGTCGAGTGTCGAAAGTGACGCGATAGCCATTATCGAGCTGAAAGAGCAGATCAGGGGCAAGCTGGCCCGCGCTATGGCAGAGCGTGACCGTATCACGGCGTACCTTGACGGCGTGGACGATGCACAGTTGCGGCTCATTATGCACTTGCGCTTTGTGGACGGCCTGTCGTGGGCGCAGGTGGGCGCAAGCGTGGGCGCGGGATACACCGGCGATGCCTGCCGTATGGCCTGCAAGCGCTATTTAGCAAAAACCGCATAGAAAAAAGCGAACAAAACGAACAATTCAACGTAAAATATTGATTGTTCGCTCCCATGCGCGTATTATGTATTTGCGGGTTTAGGGCGAGGGAGTTCTGGGCGCTCCCTCGCTCGTGCTTTCCCCGCTGTCACCTCCAAACGCCGCTGCGTGAATAAGCGCGGCGGCGTTCGTGTTTGCGCCGAGGTGGCAAAAGCCCTATACGCTGGGTGCGCCTCTCACGCCCGGCGCTGTGCAGGCCCTTGACCCCTGCACTAAATTTGCCGCGATAGCCACAGGGCGCTGCGCTCCCAAAAGCGCGGTAGGGTGCGAGGCCCTTACGCGGTGCCATTAGGCCATTGCCGCCGTCCGGCCATTGCGGCGGCACAAGTGATCTGCACCTCCCCAGTGATGGCAAATTGCGGTTTGCAATCCATTCACGCGGTTCCACCGCTGGCGGTTTCCGATCAGTGGCCTATATTATATCGCACAGTAGAGCATTGGCAGCTCGGCAGGTTCATACCCTGCAAGTAGCTGGTTCGATTCCAGCCTGTGCAACCATGCGAGGCTTGAGGGCATTTTACCTCGCGGCGCGTCCACGGCAAAACGGGCTTTTTCTCCTTTCCCCGTATGACGCGCCTGATTTTGGTTATTATCGCGGTTCGCCGCGAGGGCCGACGCCGGTACTGCCGCCGTTGACCCGCCCCTATATTACGCGCCACAGTGTCACAACTGCGGCGCATTTTTATTGCTTTCCCGGAGGTCTACGGTGTACCGCACAGAGCGCAACTATGAAAATCTCAATAAGGGCATTTTCCCCGGCGCTGGGCGGTTCGACATCCCCATCCTGCGGCCCGAATTGACAACGGCTGAAAACTGGATAAGTTTCAACTACGCCAAAGGGTGCGAGGAGCCGTCAGAGCATGGCGTTCACTTTTTCGTTGACGATTACCAGTTCAACCGCATCTGGGCGCATCCCGATAACTACCTCGGCATGATGGCGCGGTTCGATACCGTATGCACCCCCGATTTCAGCACATATACAGACTTTCCCCGCATTATCCAGATTTACAACCACTACCGCAAGCACTGGCTGGGCGCCTATTGGCAGGCCCACGGCATCAAGGTCATTCCGACCATCTCATGGAGTACGCCGGATAGCTTTGCATGGTGCTTTGACGGTGAGCCGGTAGGCGGCGCGGTGGCCGTGTCGAGCGTCGGCACACAGGCAAGCCCCGAATCGGCGGCGCTGTTCATGGCCGGGTACAATGAGATGCTACGGCGCTTACAACCCGCGCAGATCATCTTCTATGGCAAGGTGCCCGCCGGGTGCGAGGGAAACATTTTTCACGTTACAGCGTTTCAGGAAAAACTCAAGGCGCGAATCCGCGCCAAAAAAGAATCGACAGAATCGGATTGAGGTGTTACAATGGGCGGTAGAGGCAGTACAAGCAGCATGGGCACGGCAGGAAATGCCCCGGCTGGCCGTGGTATTGGCGGCGGTGGACTGGGCAGTTTCAACCTCGCCCCGCAACAGCAGAATCAGCCCGCCGCTCCCGTGGTAGCCCCGCAGGCGGCGGCACAACAGCCCGATAATCAGCAGCAGCCCAATGTTGTGCCCACGGCGCAGCAGGCGCAGACCCTCAACAATCAGGTGTTCAGCGCCACGGACAACTCTCCGTATCACAACCTGTATAACGGTCAGCAGTATTATGCCAAGCAGAATTTGAGCATCGATCAGCGCCTTGCTGTGATGAATTATTTGTCCGATGCCAAAGAGAGCGGCACGATGTACTCCATGTCGCAGAATATGAACCATGCGATGGCGACGGGTCAGAAACTTACCGCGAATCAGCAGTTTGTGCATGACAACCTCATGGGCGCTATGCACAATATCGGCTATAACGTCAACCTGACCCGGTACGACCATTCGGACGTGCTGGACAGTATGCTTGCGGCCCGTGGCGTTCACGGCACAGCAAGCGGCATGACTGCTGCGCAGTTGAAAACCGCGCTCGTGGGCCACACCTACGGCGAGAATCGTTTCCTGTCCACCTCGTACAATGACTTCAAAAACGCATCCAACGCGGACACGTTCACGACCCGCGAGGTGCGTTTCGAGTACAAGGTCAAGGCCAACGTACAGGCGATGATGCCCGGTAACGGCCCCGGTGGCCGTCTGGGCGAGGTCGTCCTTGCCCCCACAAGTCCGCAGAAAAATATGCGGATTGTCGATGTCAGAGATGACAAGAGCCGCCGCACCCGCTCTAAGGGCATGTCGCCCGGAATCTATAACAACAACCGTCAGATCGTCGTAGTCGTCGAGGTCGGTTAAGGAGGTACGCATCATGGCAACCAAGAAAAGCACTGCATCGAAGAAAAAGTTGACCCCCGGCGATACCGGTGTTGACCGCTGGACTTCCAACGGCTACGGCATTGTCAACGGCCCTGTGAGCGCCGCCGACAAGAAGCGCATCGCCAAGCTCAATGCCGAGCTGGCCGGTGGCAAAAAGAAAACCGCCCCCAAAAAGGGCAAGAAGTAAGGAGGCCCATCATGGGAGGTAGAGGCAGTTCGTCCTCGATGGGCGGCGGCATGGGTGGAGGCGGCGCAGCGGGCATTGCGGCTACACAGCAGCAGCCCCAGAACGCTCCGCCGTTTGCGGTGCCGCAGGGCATCAAGATCAATGCCGGTAACATCATCACCCCGGCAGCGGTACAGCAGCAACAGCCGCCGCAACCTCAGCAGCCGCCCATCGCACAGGCCCCCACGCCGACAAATACGCCGGTTCAGCCCGATGCGCTGTCCACGCTGACGAAAATGAGCGACGACCAGCTTACCGGGCTGCTGAGACAGGCTAAGGCCGCGCAGATTCCGAACCACCTGAATGACGCGCCTGACATCACGCAGAAGTTTGCTTTTGTGGCCGGTGTCAACGAAAAGCCTACGGTTCTTGATGATGCGTCGTTCGACCAGTACCTCAAGGACAACCACATTCCCCGCCGCGATATTCTGGCGCGTTCTGTCAACCCGATCACCTTTAAGGCTGGGTCGGTTACATTCACCTATACGGCCAAAGACGTGACGGATATGCTGAAATACAGCTCCCTGAATTACATCGGCGGCAAGCACGGCGGGCAGGTCTATGGCGCGGGTACTTATTTCGATAAGACGGGCGGGCGCAGCACCGGCTACGGCAATGGCACAACCTCTGCTACGGCTATCGCGGTGCTGAATCCCCAGACCGCGCATCCCATTTCGCTGAATACGTTGCGGAGCCGCATCCCGGCCTTCCAGCGCAGCCATCCCAAGTTTGCGCAGGCACTGGGCCGCGCGGATAGTGATAATTATAGCATCTACGCTATGGCGATGGGCTATAACGTCATCACGTCCGATGTCAACGGCTACCACAACATCATTGACCGCAAGGCGCTGGTTTACCGCGCAAGCGACAACTAAACAGGAGGAGGCACGCAATGGCATACAAGGAACCCGTATTCACCAAAGAGGCTATGGCCGCTTTGCAGGCCAGTTGGAACGACAACATCAGCGGCAGAAAGCCCACTGCCAAGGCCAAAAAGAAAACCACCGCCCCGAAAAAGGCAGCGGCCAAAAAGCCCGCCGCCAAAAAGGGCAAGTAACTAAATACCCCTTAGCACTCGACGCTGAAATGCGCCGGGTGCTTTTTTATTTTTACTGATAGGAGGTGGCAGCAGATGCCCGAAAATACCGAGGCTATGCCGGAGATCAGCGCAAGCCCCGCGCCGCAAGACGCGAAGCCCGCCGACACCGGCGAGAAAAAGCAGAAAAAGCCTCGCAATACGTCCGGGATGAAACCGCCACTGAATCAGCTCCCCCCGGAGGAGGCGTTCGCCATCCGCTCCAAAGGCGGCAAGGCAGCGGCTAAAAAGCGCCGGGAGGAGAAGCTGGTAAAGGATGCCCTGCTGAACCTGCTGACGAAACCTCAGCACAAGAAAAAGGGCGGCAAGGCCCACTACAAGGCCAGCGCCGAGCTGACGAGCTATGACGACGTATTCTCTGAGAATACGACCCTCATGGTGCAGATGCTCATTCCCCTTATCCAATCTGCCATCAACGGCAACATCGAATCCCTGTTCGCCATTCTGCGCGTTCTAGGGCAGGAACCGGGCACCCCCGGCCAGTTTGGCGTTGACGAGTTCACCCCGCCTGAGCCGCCCACAGAGGGCGCAGGCGGCCCCGGCAAGACTGAACCCGCCAGCGACCCTAATGCGGTGCGCATCCACCTGATACGCGGCGAGAAGCCCGCCCCCGTGGCTGAGGGCGATGTCCCGGCAGTGGAGCAAGCTGACGCCGATCAGGCAAACGCGGCTACACCCGTCACGACCCCCGCCGATGGGGAGGCGGTTTCTGATGCCTGATGTTTACATCGAAGATGTCATCGCGCCCAACTATGATGAGCTGCTGTATGATGTTCTCGATCATCGGCACTCGCAATATCTCCTCAAGGGTGGGCGCGGTTCGTTGAAATCGTCTTTTATCGGCTTTGCCATCCCGCTGATTATGGTTCAGCCGGGAAACGAGGCTTGCAATGCGGTCATATTCCGTAAGACCGCCAACACCCTGCGCGATTCCGTTTACAGCCAGATGGTCTTTGCCCTTGACAAGCTGGGCCTTGACAGCGAATTTATCTGTCATGTGTCCCCCATGAGTATTACCCGGAAAAGCACCGGGCAGACGATTCTTTTTCGCGGTCTTGATGACCCGATGAAGCTGAAATCGTTGAAATTCCCCAAAGGGTACTGCGCCATCACATGGTTTGAAGAAGCGGACACGTTCGATGGGATGAAAGAAATCCGAAACGTGTTGCAGTCAACCAACCGTGGCGGCTCTAAATTTTGGAATTTCATGTCGTTCAACCCGCCCATCACCCTGAACAACTTTATGAATCAGGAGGCGCTTGTCCAGCGTCCTGATCGGCTGGTTCATTCCAGCACCTATCTGACCGTGCCGCCCGAATGGCTCGGTCAGATGTTCTTTGATGACGCGGAACTGCTGCGGCAGACCAACCCCCGCGCCTATGAGCATGAGTATCTCGGCATCCCCACGGGCACGGGCGGCGAGGTGTTCAGCAACCTTGAGCTACGCGAAATCACTGATGCCGAGATTGCATCGTTCGATTACATCTATGAGGGCATCGACTGGGGCTGGTACCCTGACCCCAACCATTGGAGCAAGATGTGCTACCGCCCCTCGCAGATGACGCTCTATATTTTCGATGAACTGCGCTGCAATAAAACCCCGAATGAGGTTTTCTGGCAGCGCTTGCAGAAAGAAAAGAACGTAACATCGCAAGACCTCATTATTGCAGATAGTGCGGAGCCGAAATCCATTGCGGACTTGAAAGCCTACGGCGCATCCATCCGCCCCACTGAAAAGGGGCCGGATTCTGTGCGGTACAGCATGAAATGGCTGCAATCGCTGGTAAAAATCGTTGTTGACCCCAACCGATGCCCGGAAACGGCGCGAGAGTTTGCCGAATACGAATACGAGCGCACCAAAGACGACGAATTGACTGGGCAATACCCCGATAAGGATAACCACAGCATTGACAGTGTGCGGTACGCGCTCAATCCAATCTGGAAACGGCGCGGCCTGTGAGGTACAGCCCATGTCTATTTTTTCAAGTATCTATACCATGATAAGGCAGGTGTTAGGCAGAGTGATTCCGTATCAGAATATTCAGCAGGTGGAGAACGTCGACACCCCGCTGTCGCAGGAGATGCAGATTGCCCTCGAAGCATGGCACCGGGCCTATCTGGACAAGCCCAATTACAAGGGCAAGCAGGTCAAAACCCTCAACATTCCGGCGTTCATCGCGTCCGAGATTTCCCGGCAGGTCACGCTTGAATTTAAGTGGAGCATCACGGCGGGCAAGGATAACAGCACCGGCGAGGACATCACCAACCCGCGCTCGGAGTTTCTGAGCAAGGAGTTTGAGAAGCTAGCTACACAGCTGCGGAGCAAGACCGAGATCGGATGCGCGGCGGGCGGTATGACGATAAAGCCGTATGTCCGTGATGGGCATATCTATTTCGACTATACCCCCGATTGGGATTTGTACCCCATTGCTTTCGGCGATGACAGCGACCTGTCCGATGTCGTTTTCCGTGATATGTTCTCGGAGGGCAAGACCTACTATTCCCGCCTTGAGCGGCACACCGTCGAGGGCGATAGAATCAAAATCACTCAGCGGGCCTTTAAGTCCAGTTCCCGCGATGCTCTTGGCAAGGAAATCCCCTTGACGGAAGTACCGCAGTGGAAAGACCTCAAGCCCGTGGTCTACGTCAACAACGTAGACGGGCAGCTTTTTGGCTGGTTCCGCGTGGCATCGGCAAACACTGTTGACCCGATCTCCCCTATGGGCGTGGCTGTGTTCGCTAAGAGCATGGACACCATCAAGGAGGCTGACACACAGTACAGCCGCCTGCTGTGGGAGTTTGAGGGCGGCGAAATGGCTATCGACGTTGACCCGATGGCCTTGCGGCCCATTGACGGCGTTATGCGTAACGGCGCAAAGGCTATGGAAACTCCCAAGCTGAACGAGCGCCTGTTCCGCGCGGTCGATCTGGGCACTGATGAAACATATCATGTTTTCGCCCCGACCCTGCGCGATAGCTCCCTTGTGGCCGGTCTGAACCAAATCTTGATGAAGATTGAAGATCAGTCCGGGCTGGCCCGCGGCACCCTCTCCGATGCCAACACAGAGGCCCGCACGGCCACTGAGCTGACTATCCTGCGCAATCGTACCTATACCACCATTGCCGACAACCAGCAGGCCCTTGAGCGGGCGCTGTGTGAAGTCGTGCGGGCGATGGATAAGTACGCCGACCTGTACAACCTCGCCCCGGCTGGCGAATATGAGGTGTCGTTCGATTGGGATGATTCCGTTATCGCCGATACCGAAACCCAGTTGCAGCAGCGGCTCCTCATGCTCAATAACGGCATGATGAGCAAAATTGAGATGCGTATGTGGTTCTTTGGCGAAACCCGCGCACAGGCCGAAAAGGCCTTGCAGGAAGTCCAGCAGGAAAAAGTCAGCGAAATGCAGGCCGCTATGGCTATCCAGCAGCCCAACCCCGACCAGAGCGATGTCACCGTTCCCCCGGATGATGGTGGCGGTGCCGATCAGGATGGGAGCAACCCGGCTACACCGTTCGGGAGTGGCCCCGGCGAGGAGTGATGACCCGTGCTGACCCAAAAAGAGCTTGATGCCGCCGTTCGCAAAATGATTGCGAATCTGGATGAAGTCAATCTGTATTTCATCCAGAAAATAGCGGCGCAGATAAAGAAAATAGGCGAGATGAACCCCACCAGTATACACCGCTATGCGATCATGCTGGAAATGGGTGCAGACATCGCCGATATTTCCGGCAAGCTCCAAGCCGCAACCCGGCTGACACAGCAGCAGATGGCCGTTGTGTACAACACCGCCTTGCAGGACAACTTCACTGACCCGCGCTTTAAGGCCGTGCTGGCGGCGCATCCGCTGCCCCGCGAGGAGAATCAGCGGCTTGTACAGTACACGCGCAACATCGCCGCGCAGACCTCCGGGGCGCTGCAAAACCTGTCCAACACTACGGCCATATCCGTGCCTTATCAACAGGCCATAGATAAGGCCATTTTGAGCGTGTCCACCGGCATGACCGACTACAAATCGGCTATGCGGCAGACCATCAAAGATATAGGCTGGGCAGGGATGCAGGTGCAGTACGCAAGCGGCTATCACCG